GGAGCATTTTTTGTACATGGAGACGATGGCGCAGATGACTATGTTGGACGTAGAATGCCATTAGCTATGGCTGATTCTAAACCACAAGACTATATCAGCCCCAAAGAAGCTATTATGCCTATTGTTAATCAATGCCGCTACAGTGGCATTTTTGTTCCAGAAAATTGCATAGAAGGAAGTGTTTTTGGATATAAAGAAAAATATAGTCAAAATAACATTGATTTTCGTAAAAGTGATTTACTTGACAAATCAATCAAGTTAATTAAAAATTTAATTAAAGAAATCAAGAAACGAAAATAACATTAATCATTAACTAACTCAATCTTAACTATTGGACAATATTTCATAACCATGTAATTATTTTCAGATATTTTGTTTACATATTTGTCAAGCAATTCTATGCGCCAAATTTGCCTCTCAAGCCCTTCTATTTCTTTTTTGGCCAATTCTACACTATTTGATAAAAACAAGTTAGAAGGCAGAGATTTAGCTCTGGAATAATAAGAATTATCAGATAGTGGTCTGTGCAAGTATAGAACAATTAAAGTTTTTATTCTTGAGTATCGTTTTGTCATTGCTATAATGTAGCCATGAATGATTATTTACTAGAAAAATGCGTTAAAATAATGCTTGAGGATTGGGATGGAGACAAATCCCTTTCATATTATCATTATGCATTTGCTATTAGAAGAAATAAAATAATAGAAATGGGAAGAAACAATCCTATTATGATGTCCCCTAAAGCATATAGATTAGCACAAAAATTTAATATACAACATTGGAAAAAATATCCATTTCTTCACGCTGAAGCTGATCTTTTGCTTAAACTAGATCCAAAACATTATCACAAAAGAACAACGATTCTAAGCCTAAAAATCAACCGCCACGGGCATTTTAGATTGGCTAAACCATGCTACAAATGCGAAATAGCTCTTTCTAGATCAAACCTAACAAACGTAATGTGGAGTCTGACAGATGAAACAGATCTATCCATACCAGTTTTAGACAGCACACTAACAAACAAGTAAATTAGATTTTAATTTTTATAATCAATACTCCTATTATCATTAAAATCAATCCTACATATCCATGTTTTTCAAGTTTTATATCAAAAAATATCAACGGCAAGAAATAATAAATAGCAACAAACAAAACATCCCAAATAAGACTAAATGCATATAGTTTTTTCTCATCTCCAAAATACTTAGTAGTTAAAATCCAAATACTATTACTTGTTAATCCTAACAATAATGCAAGAGGAATATACCACCATTTGTTATGCAAAGATTTGTCAAAACTAATATAACACATTAATGAACAAATTATACCAACAAATATTAGTGTGATAAATTGAATCATATAATATTTACTTTTGATTTAAAAATTAAAGCAAACAAATAAATAACTTCATGAAAAATATATTATTTCTAGAAGTAAGTCTTCAAACACTTCATGATAAAACATTAACTGAATTTCCAACAAGATTAGAAAAAGCAGTTGATATAGCCAATGATATTATTACAGAAGATGTTGTATTTCATTACAACCCAGCAAGCAAAACGCTTCTAGCTTTAGTTCGTGTTATTGGAAGTGAACCTAATCCATATATTACAACAATGCTTTTTGACAAAATAAAAGAAGATGACATTGAAGGAACACCAATTATAAGCGGAAAAAAAGATTTTAATATAGAAAAAGTAAATGATACAAATAATTGTAAAGTAAGATGTACCTGCAAAGACTTTATGTGGACTTTTAATTATTACAACAAAAAAGAAAAATCTCTTCGTGGATCAGTAAGAGAACCATATACAAAGAAAACTCCCAGACCACCACGAAATCCCGGAGAAGTTCCGGGATTGTGCAAACATTTGCTCGCTCTTTATATAAAACTAGAACATATTGGTTTGGTTTAAAAAATAAACCCAAATGAAAAAGTTGATCATTAAAATTTGACATTTTACGTTGGTGGAACTATAATACTAATAGTCAAACCAACGGAGACTTTCGATGTACCTTGAAGATGTTTCTAGTGTCCCTTTTACAACGACACCTGTAAAAATCAAGTATGATTGCTGCAATAAAGAGCATATCTTGAAATGGAAAGATGCAAAGAAAAATTTTGAGGTAAATGTCGGCAAACATATTTGCCGTATTTGCAAACTTACCAGTAGTGAAAATCCAGCCAAGCGTCCAGAAGTTAAAGAAAAAGCTAAAAAAACTATTGAACAAAAATATGGCGGTGTTTTACCTATTAACACACCTGACCAAATCTCTAAAAGAAAAGAAAAATTTAAAGATCAAAATTTTGTTGAACATGTATTAGAGAAAAGAAAAGAAACATGCATGGAGAAATATGGTGTAGATCATCATATGAAATGTGATATTGGCAAAGATGCAGTTAAAGCTGCAATGCAAGAAAAATATGGTGTTGATTATCCGCTTCAAGCAGAAGAAGTAAAAGAAAAAATGCGTGAAACATGTCAAGAACGATATGGTGTTGACAATATCATGGATGTTCCAGAAGTAAAAGCCAAAATGGCTCAAACCATGATGGATCGATATGGTGTAGAGCATTATAATAAATTACCAGAAATGAGACAATATTTGCGAGAAAATTGCACAAATTGGCTTTCTGAATCTTATGAAAATCCTTGGAATTTAGGTATCCCTTTAAATGAAGAAACAAAAACCAAAATAAGCGAAACAGTAGCTTCAAAAATACTTAATGGAGAATATAATTCAGAAAATCCAAAATTCTATTATACTGGTTATTACCAAAGTAAAAAATGTAAAAAAGAAAAAGCATATTTTCGTTCTAGTCTTGAATTAAAAATGCATTATATTCTTGATTTTGATGATGAAGTACTATGGTATGAAAATGAACCATTCGCAATTAAATATGAAAAAGAAGATGGTGTGGTAAGAAATTATATTCCAGATTTTTTTGTTTTCCTTAAAAAAGGAAAGCCAAAATTATTTGAAATAAAACCATCTTTTAGATTAAGAGAAGAACAAGTCATTTTTAAAGTAAATGCAGCGATAGAATTTTGTGATAAAAATAATATTGATTTTGTTTATATAGACGAAAAATACATTAGTAAATATGAAATTGAAATTGATTATATTTTAAAATTGCCACAAGTCGAATGTTTTAAAAAATAAATCGTTCAAAAAATAAAAAACCCCGGTAAACACCGGGGTTTTTCTTATCCCTTATTTGAGATAATAATAGTATGCCTACACCCTGAAATTTGCGATGTTCAATCGGGCATAGAACTTTGCGCCTTCACGGAGCAACTTTTTACCGTATCGGCAAAGTAGACCACGTCTTGGGCAGAATGATTCTGGGTCAAGAACGACTGGTGTCTGGGTCAATGGAACGTATGGGCAGTAGAAGTAACCGCTGTCCATATAAGAATCGCCCTTATAGCCCATGAGCAACTGATTGCTTGGGAAGAGTGGATCTTTGTATAGACGATAACGGTTAGCAACAGTACCAACATACTGAACGCCGAGTGAGCTTGTGAAAGTCTCAGAAGGTGCAGGAGCGAAACCAGCGGTTGCTGTTTCGAAGATTGAAGCAACTTCAGGTGAGGTCACGATGAAGTTTGCGCCGCCACGGAGGGTCTTTCTGTGGATGACGTTAGAAACTTCGATGATCTTAACATAAAGGGCTTCGTACTTTTCCTTGATGGTCTGACCGATTGCGGTTGAGAAGTCCCAAGCAGCGACAGTACCCGCATTGTTACGGAGGTCACCAAGAACTTCACGGTCGATTTCGAGGTTGATTTCCTGAGCAAGAACAGCGGTCAACTCAGCTTCAGCATCAAGATTGTGCTGTGAGCGGAGATCTTGCTGTGCTTCATAGGACCATACAGCCTTGAGCTTACGGGTCTTAGCAGCGATTTCTTCTGATTCGATAACAAGGTTGATTTCAGGAAGATCCTGATTACATTCCATGTTGTACTCATAAGAAATTGTGCAATGGTTTGGACCTGGAGCGCCACCAGTCCAAGCAAGGGTAAACTCGCCTGTGGTAAGGTCAATGCTACTTCCGCCAGCTACTGCCTTTGGTGAAGGTGAGCCAATGTCTGTGAATGAGAAAGTACCTGCTGTTGATACAACAAAGGTCTGAATAGCGGTTGAACCGTCATAAACAGTACCAGTGATAGTACCAGCAAGGACTGGGGTGTGTTCAAGTGGGCTGAACACGCTTGTTGTATCATCGCCACCATCGGTGCTGGTTGCTTCGTTGTTAATAAACTGTGAAGAATAATAAACATCGAGGTTAGCAGTACCATCAGCAAGCTGCTGGAGTGAATTTACATCATCGGTTGGGAAACCGTTGTTGTTACTAGCTCCACGGATGCTGCCCTTGTTAGAAGAGTAGCGGAAACGGAGATAATAAACCAACCCGGTTGGGCCGAGGAGTGGCTGAACGCTAACGATTTTGTTAGCGATTAGTTGTGGATAGATGCGACGAACAAGGGGAATAGAAATCCTCTTGAACTGTGCAACATCTGCTGTATCGGTTGAGACTTCATTGATCAATCTTTGGTTTTCAAGAAGCACTGCGGTTGCAGCACGGGTATGAGTATCTTCGATACCCCTTAGAAGACCAGTTTTTGACCAACGATTCTCAAGTTCTTTAGCAGAATTTAGATACGCACTATTAAAACTCATTTTAATCTACCTTTCTTTTTTTTTACGTTACTTTGATTTTTTAACACCTGAAAGAACCAAAAGATCGTTGACTTCACCACCGTTATTGTATTCGGCAATTACCTGTACATTTTCGGTGACCAACTGTCCCTTCCCGCTTGCACTTCTTGCTTTAACACTTCGCTCTTTCTGTTCGCTGAGAACCCTTGCCTTTTTGCTTTCGGAAAAGGCATTACGGCTTTCGTTGATAATGTTGGATGCTCTCTTAACATTTTCGTTCAACTTGGTGTTTTCGGTGCTGAGACGAATGTTACGAGCTTCCATGATTCTTAGTTGTCCACGAAGTTCATCAACATTCTTCTTTGCGTCATCAAGCTTGCTTGATGTTGCGAAGAAAGCTTCGTCTTCGGTGAGATAATCGCTAGCAATGTTGACAATCTTGTCAAGTGCAACCTTGTGTTCAACCATGCGTGGATCTGAAAGAAGATCACGTTTGGCGTTTTCGTAAATTTCGGTGCCCTTGATTTGAAGGAATTCGTCAACTTTATCAACGATATACTCTTTCATGTCAGCCAATTTCTTGTCGTACTCTTCATAGAGATCGCTTTCAACGCTATTCTTTGAATTGCGTTCAGCCAACAACATTTGGTAGGCTTCTTCGTAGCCTTCTTCAAGAGTACTCTCGAATTCACCCTTTTGGTTTTCGAGACGAGCCTGAAGATCATTAATGATAGCATAAGCTTCATTATAACCTTGATAAGCAGTCTTTTCGGTATCAGAAAGCTCTGCTGAGAGACTCTGATATGCTTCTTCAAGGTTCTTGTTGTATTCTTTTTCCATCTGCTGACGGGCCTCTGCCAACATTTCAGACACTGCTGATGCGACTTCGGAAACCTGTTCATCTGGAAGAATCTTCTTCAAAGAATTGATTATTTTGTCCATTTTTAAAATCTCCCCAAAATGTTGTTAGTTTGATTCTGAATAATTCCACCCAAGCAAGCAATTAGAGCTTCTTTGTTTACTCTATTTATGCTGTTGTTTGAATTTCTATCAGAAAAATTGTTAAAATTATTGTAATTCTCGGTACTATTGTAGCTTTCCTTCGTGATTTTCTGCTGAAAAGCTTGAAAAGTTGAAGGATCGGCTACTGCATCAAATGTAATTAGCTTGTATGATTCGCTAATAACAAGAACACCATTTGAGTCAACTTTGCCGCTTCCAACACCACGAGAGGAAATACCGACTCTCACGCCATCGTTAATAAGGGCTTTAAGAATTTTGCCGTGTGGGGTGTTAAGGATTTCACCTTCACCCATCATAACAGTTCCTTCCCACCATAGTTTTGTAACTACATGAGAACATTTTTCAAAGTGAATGATAGAATCGGTTGGGTGGTCCAATTCGCCTACCAATCCACGAGCTTTGATTACTTCTGCCAGCATGCCGACATTTTTGTCAAGGACATCGTGTGTATAAATACGACCATTCTTATTTTGCTTGTTTGATTCTTGAAACTTACCTCTGAATTTTGTGAGTCCCCTATTAGAGGACTCATTCAAACTCATGGTTATTCCACCACTCATGCAGCAATCAACAAGCAGCATTTGGTTTGACACTTTTAGTTCCTTTCGCTAGATTTCAAAAGCTTCAAGCTGTCAGACATGGCCATTCCATTAGAAGGAATGTAAGGATTCTTAAGATTTGGCCATGTATCATTTCCGCCGTCCATGCCTAATACATCGCTTCCGCCCATTTCATCTTCAACAGTCTTTTCGCCATGAATCTTAAATTTCTCAGCCTTTGGAACATAAGGATTGTTGACATGAGGATAGACATCTTTTTCATCCATCGCAAGATATCCAGACTTCATATCTTCAACACCTTGTTTCCTGTATGATTTGCCATCGCTAACATAAGGAGCACGGGTTGATGAGTATTTTCCGGGTGTACCGTCTTCTTTTGCATATTTGCTAAGAATTGGGTGTTCGCCAGTAATAGTATCGTGAGCATCATAAGAAACATTCCAATCACCAGACATTGGAAGATTGGTTTCAGCGGTTCCCTTGAGCATAAGAGCGGCTTCTTCCATGATGCTAAGGACATCACTGTTGTTACCACGAATTATGTTTTCAAGACTTGCTAAACAAGTACCAATTTCGTGTTTGGTGGTGCTGTCAGCGTGTCTGCTTGCAACATCAGCAACTTCATTGACTGCTTTATAAAGATCATTAATAGCAGTTTCCTGAGCGTGTCTGACTTCATCAAGCTTTTCATAAAGTGCTTCAGAAACATCCTTGAAGTGGTCATAATCTCCACTTTCAAAAATGTTAGCAAGCTTATAAATGCTACTAACCTTATCCTTGTAGTTATCAAATGCTGTTCTAAGAACACCTTCAGCAAGGAACTGGCAAATTGAATCATCAAAATTACGAATGCCTTCGCCGATAAGGGTTTCTTTAACCAAAGTAGCTAGTTCGGATTCGGTGAGATAAATCAAATG